ACTGATGGATGCGGTGGTTTACCTGCAAAAGATAAAGACCCTTGAAAGAGCAGGAGAAGTTCATCCGAACCACGGCCGTAAATAAGGTCCGTGAGTTAAAGCGGTTCGTCAAAGGGGTACAAGGCGGTTCGTCTGCATCCAAGACGTATTCCATCCTTGCCGTTGAGATTGACCATTGCACCAAGAACCCTTACACGGAAACGAGCGTTGTAGCCGAATCCATCCCACACCTCAAGCGTGGGGCCATGAGGGACTTCATGAAGATTATGACCGTTACAGGGCGGTTCAATGCTGCCCGATGGAACGCCACCGACTTTCGGTACAAGTTCGCTAACGGGTCTTACATCGAATTCTTTTCGGCTGACGACGATTCCAAGTTGAGGGGTGCAAGAAGGGATAGGCTCTACATGAACGAGGCCAACAACCTATCCTTCCACGCTTACACGGAATTGGCTGCACGAACCAAGCAGTCGGTTATCCTTGACTGGAACCCGGTCAACGAGTTTTGGTTTCATTCCGAACTGATGCACGACGAGGACGTGGACTTCCTCATTCTAACCTACAAGGACAACGAAGCCTGCCCCAAGAGTGCGAGGGACTTCATCGAGAAAGCACGGGTCAAGGCTGAAACTTCGGAGTATTGGGCGAACTGGTACAAGGTCTACGGCCTCGGTCAAGTCGGGACGCTACAAGGAGCCATCTACGAGGACTTCGAGGTCGTGGAGGGTATCGATGTCAGCCGAGCGAAATTCGTCGCCCTTGGGCTTGACTGGGGCTTTAGCAACGACCCTACGGCACTCGTAGCAATCTACCGACAAGGGGACTGCCTGCTCATCCAAGAACTGCTCTACGCTACGGGCCTGACCAACCAAGACATCGCAGACAAGTTGCGGTCCTTGGGCATCACAAGGGCTTGGGAGATCGTGGCCGATTCAGCAGAACCCAAGAGCATCGAGGAAATCTACCGACTTGGCTTCAACATCAAGCCAGCTGAAAAGGGTCCTGATTCGGTCAGGAACGGCATCGACATCCTGAAACGCTACAAGTTGCAGGTAACCAAGGATAGCACCAACCTCATCAAGGAACTGCGGTCCTATACTTGGGCGACCGACAAAGAGGGCAAGAACACGGGGGTCCCGATTGACTCCTTCAACCACGCCTGCGATGCGATGCGGTATGTGGCACTCAACAAGTTACGGGTCAGTAACTCAGGGAAGTACGTTGTGGTGTAACTTTGAGGCATCAAACCCCAAACAATATGAGAGATTTTGTCGTGCGCCTATTAGACGAAAGAGATGGACTTTACATAAAAATAACTAAACTTGAGCATTTTATTCAAAGCGATAAGGCTGAATCAATGGATAAAATTGCGTTTGGACTTCTTAATGCTCAACTTGAAGCAATGAAAACCTATCACAGAGTTTTAGATGAAAGAATAGCCTTGCTGCTTAAAGAGAGAACAACCTTGCTGCTTAAATGAACACCGAACGCATCCTTGACCTGCTCATCGAAATCGGCAAGACGATTGCAGCCGTTTTCTTTATCCTCACCCTTCTAACCCTCCTTTGGACCTTATGAAAGTCGTCCACTACTACCACACCTACTGCGGAGGCAACTGGCAGTTAATCCTCAACCAGCACATGATGGCTGTGTGCAATTACGGCCTCATCAACGTCTTGGATGAAATCAGGGTCGGCATCGTCGGTCCACCCGAACAACGCAAGGCGGTCAAGGAGGTGCTGGAAGGGTCAATGGTGGCTGATAAGGTCAAGGTCGTGGTAACCCGGACCAACGCTTGGGAGCAGGCGACGCTGACCGAGATGTACCGGGCCTCGCAGGAAGAGGAAGCCGTGTACCTGTACGCCCACACGAAGGGGGCAAGCGACCCGTCCCTCATCAACCAACTTTGGAATCGCAGCATGACCTTCTTCAACGTCGTGGCTTGGGAGCGCTGCTTGCAACTGCTTGAAGGAGTGGATGCCGTAGGCTGCCATTGGATTACCAAAGAGCAGTTCCCACACATGGCTGATCACAACAACCCCGACGGCTATCCCTACTTTGGGGGGACCTATTGGTGGGCCAAGTCAAGCCACATCAAGGAACTGGGTGAGCCGGTACGGGACCACCGCTGGCAGGCCGAACATTGGATTGGCAAGAAGCCCGACACCAAGGTATTTGACTCCAACCCCGGATGGCCGGGTCCCGAAAAGTTTGTAATCACATTTTAACCATGAAAGACAAAGAACTGATTGCCATCCTCGACGACTTAGACCTCAATGGTGCTGACTGGCAGGGAGGAACCGACAAAGCCAACGGCCACAACTACACAAGCACCTATGCCAAGTACTTGGCTGAAATGCGAGCCGATTCCATCAACTTCGTGGAGATAGGTGTATGGCACGGAGGGTCCATGGCCATGTGGTGCAAGTATCTGCCCAAGGCCAAGTTCCTGTTCTACGACATTGCCAACCAAGTCAAGCCAAAGGCTGACAAGCACATTGACTGGACTCGTTCAAGGCTTCACATCGCATCGGCCTACACACCCGAATCCGTGCAAGTCGCAAGGGACTATTTTAAAAACGGCATCGACTTCCTGCTTGACGACGGCCCGCACACCTTAAGCTCTATGTTGCAGGTCGTCAGCCTGTATGCACCGTTGATGAACCAAGGCGGTGTTTTGATGATTGAGGACGTGCAGAGCAAGGATTGGTTCGTGAACCTGTCAGCCGTAGCACCGAGCAATTCAATCTTTGAGGCCATAGACCTTAGCGAATCGGGCCGATACGATGACCTTATTGCCGTTTACAAGTTCTAACATGGGCATCCCCGTCATCATCAACAACCGCAACCTGCTGACGTGGCCCAAAGCGATGGTCAGGGACTTGAGCAAGTGGGAGGGGATTGGGGACATTTACATCGTTGACAACGGTTCAACCTACGAGCCATTGCTGGAGTGGTACGCCACCAACCCCTGCAAGGTCGTGATGCTTGACGAAAACTTGGGCCATCAAGCCCCATGGACTTCGGGCTTGGTGCAACAACTGGGAGAGCCGTTCTATGCGGTTACAGACCCGGACCTTGACCTTTACAAGACCAGCAAGCGGACAATTCCCATGTGCTTGGAGTGGTTGCAGCAATTCCCCCAAGCAGGCAAGGTTGGCCTGTCGCTCCGATGGGATGACGTGCCTCCAAGGTCGTCGTACTATACCCACGTGAACAACTACGAAGCGACTCGTCAGCGTAACTCAAGGGTCATCATGGCAGCGAGAGTTGACGTGCCTATCGACACGACCTTTGCCGTTTACAATCGGCAGGAGTACTTCATCGGTGGGGTTTCATTACTTGAGTCAGCGAGGCACATTCCTTGGTACTATTCGGAGAAAGAACGCAAGGCTGATAAGGAGTTCAGCCAGTACCTTGCATCGGCATCGTCGGCATCGTCCTACAAAACCTTCCTGAAACTATGAAACTCCAAGACCTCACCATTGACCAGTTCCAACGCATCGGAGCCATTGAGTTCTCCAGCGTCCTTGGGGACTACGACAAGCGTGCAGGGGTCGTCGCAATCGTTGAGGGGGTCGATATATCACTCGTCCGAGAGATGCCCGCCAAGAGCGTCCTAAAGCGTTACAAGGCCATTATCAGCGAGTGGAACGCATTGCCTGCATTAGGGTACAAGCGAAAGTTCAAAGCCGGGGGCAAGTGGTGGATCCCGACGGTGTTCACGGATGAGTTGACGGCCGGGCAGTTGATTGAGTTAATGGACGCAAACACGACCGACGAGAAGCAGTTGTTGCAGAACCTTCACCGAATCATGGCGACCTTGTGCAGGGAGGGCGGTCTATTCGGATTCTTCCCGAAAAAGTACGACGGGGCTGCCCATGCGGAGCGAGCCGAACTGATGAAGAAACACGCCAAGGTGGGCGACGTTTGGGGGGTTGTCAGTTTTTTTTTGTTAAGTTCAGAGTCCTACTTGAAAGTTTTGAGCGACTATTCCAAGCACCTGATGACGAAGGCAGGGGATTTGACGTAAGCCCGCTCGCAGGGTACGGGTGGCTCATGGTCGTGTGGAGGATGGCAAACAAGGACGTACTGAAATTCGATGCCATCTTCGCGATGAAGGCGGTAGAGTTCTTGAACTATGCGCTCCTGATTCACGATATTTTGGAAGCAGAACGGATGGAGGCGGAGCGAGCGAGGCGCAGATAGACACATTCCAGCACGGGGGACATTTACCCGTATGGAAACAACCATCCTCGCCAATGGCAAGCCCGTAGGGAAGTTCGGCAGCGGTTCGATGAAAGGCATCGACGAAACCGCTTTGGAGGGGATTGGTTCAGTCGTTGGCCCCAAGGGTGGAGGCAAGTCGCCAACCCACGACGTGCTGGTCAAGTGGATTGAACGGGTCATCGAACTTGCGAAGAAGAACCTCGAAGCAGCCAACGCCAACGCAGGGGGAACGCTCTCGGCATCCATCGCCCCCGAAGACATCGAACTATCCGCAAAGCAAATCGTCGTGGCTATCATGGCCAACCCTTATTGGAAGTACGTTGACCAAGGGGTTCACGGAAGGTCATCGAGTTACATATCCGCAAGGGACTCAAAGTTCAGGTACGACAAGAAGATTCCACCACCCCAAGCCATAGCGGACTGGATTGCAAATAAGGGCATTCCTGTCGTTCCAACCTACTCACGCAAACTTGAGCGAATGCGGACCAAGCAGGAGCAGGGATTGGTCATGGGTAGGTCTATCGCCTTTGCTATCCGTGAGCGAGGTGTCGAGGGAACCAAGTTCATGAGCAACGCCCTATCCCCCGAAATGATAGACGTTTTGGTGAACACAATCGCTGAAACCCTTGGCAAATCCATAAGCGTAGCAACCAAACTATAAAATGGCAACAACCGTCCTTTCAGGGTCGCCTCTCGTGGCAACACCTGTTTACAACAAGATGCTTTTCAAGGTCAGCGGTTCGCTGATTGCTCAACCCAATTACAGGTACGTCTGCGATGTCAAGAACCCAGCAGGGACGACCCTTGCCCGGCTAAAGTGCGACAAACTGCCCAGCACCAACTTCGGGTTCTTCGACGTTGCCAAGGTCGTTGAAACGCTGATTGCACCGACTAAGCCATCGCTAACTCAAACGGGCTTTGTGGATCATGCCGGGTACTATTCGGGATATCGCCTCGACTTCATGGAGGAATACGGAAACACCCCAGTCGTGCAGACGGGAACGGTTACCACCGTCAGCGGGGTCATGGGGTTTGCGGGGAACTTGGAGCAGTTGGAGTTCCAAGACTGGAGCCTAAGCCCTTACTTCCGAATCGGGTCCTCGTTCAACTCCGTTAAGCCCCTGACAACGCCATCGGCCTTCACCGTGTATCGTGGAGGCAAGGCTTGGCTTGCTATCAACGCCACGAAGTTTACTGCCGTGTCCGCCAATGACACCTACCTCGTTTCGGGCCGTGTTGCTTACAAGGGGGTCAATTACGACATAGCGGTCAGCCCAAGCCTTTCAGGTACAACGGATTTCAATATCCAGCGATTCGGGTGCGGACCTGCTCAACTATCGGGAACCATTGCAGCACTAAGCGGAGCAGTTGAGGGGGATTCCTACACGGTGCAGTTCTTGGCCAATCAGGGCTTGGGGTCAGTCATCACGACCTTCACCTTCGGCCCCTGCGAGCGATTTAACTCCATCCCGGTCCACTTCCAAAACAAGTACGGGGGCATTGACTCCTACACCTTCACGCTAAAGAACCGCAAGAGAGCCAACATTACCCGGCAGACCTTCGGCTACAACTCGGATGTTTATGCGACCACGACCTACGACAAAGTATGGGCGGGGGAGTTCGATTACGTTTACGCCCTCAACTCCGATTGGCTGACGGATGCCGAGTCTGCTTGGCTTATCGAGATGGTCAGGTCGGGGCAGGTATGGCTTGAACTGGATGGGCAGTTAGTCGAGGCTATCGTCAACGCTAATACTTACCAATTCACCACCCGAAGGAACGACCGCCTGACTCAGTTGCAGGTTGAGGTTGCAGTCGCCTACAAGAATAACATCCTATGAGCGTAACCCTCATCGCCTACCCGACCGCTGACTTCACCACCGACTTACAGGCTTGGAATGCGTTCAACGACCGAGCCGATGCAGATGGTGCTACGAGCAGGGAGGACGCTTGCTTTGGCTGCCTGTTCTCGACCTTTGCGACCCTTTACGACCAACCCGAACTCGCTTATGTGCTGGACACGATGGGAGGCACGGATATCGCTGTCACCTATTCGATTGGCGACATTGAGGATGTTACCAAGCAACGGGGATCATTCAGTAAAACCATCACCCTGCCCGACACCCCGACGAATCGGGCCTGCTTTGCCTACGCTTACAACATCCAGTCCTTTGTGGGTGGATTCCAACCCAACAAGCGGATTCGTGCAGCGATGTGGGAGGACGGGGTCCAAGTATTCAGCGGAGTTCTGCAACTCCTGTCCATGGCTAAAATCAAGGGACAGGTAACTTACGAAGTCGGGCTATTCACGGACAACGTGAGCCTGTTCAAAGCCATCGAGGGAAATATGCTCGTCAACACGGCTGGCGTTACAGGAATGAACCACACGCCAACCAGCGGCCATGTGAGCGGTACTTGGACGGCATCGGGTGCGGCAAGCAGCGGGTATGTTTACGGGGTCATTGATGCGGCGGGATTCACGGACATATTGA